CGTACTATCGATAGCAACAACATCAGACGTGCACTCGGACGCACCATGCACGGGTATGGAAATCTCGTGTATAACCGTGTTATCCGCCAACTCGCAGCCGGTAACGTTGGTGGTACAGCGTCAGGTTCGTACGTGCGTGTCAGTGCACCAACCGCTGACGCACTGACATCACTCGGTGGTGTACGCACTGTTGAGACTCGCAGTGTGATCAACCGTGCAACCACTGCTGCTGATCAGGCAAAGATTGACAAGGACCTGTTGTTCAACATGCGTCCCATCTGGGCTGCTGACAAGTCCCTCAACGGTGGTGGCGGGAAGGGTGGTCTGTGATGGCTGGATCATTCGATCAGGAAATCCGTCAGCAGATGCGTGGCATGAACTCCCAACGTGGGGGTGACAACCAACAGGCAGCACGTGATGCTGTCGCACGCAGACGCAACATCAAGGAACGTGGTGTCAACTCTACTGCATACAAGGAGAAGCCAGCAGCCAAGGCAAAGTCCAAGTCCAGTGGTGGTGGAAAGAAGGCACCGGGCAAGGGACCACGCAAGTCGCAACCGGGTGCACCTCCGTCCACGTTCAAACCAGACTTGGGCAAACGTCCCGATCAGTTGGTTGGACCCACGGACCTCCCACAAGTGTCCGCACCTGATCCGATGATGTACCTGTTGCCGTTGCTGTTGTCGCAGTTGGCAGCACGCAAGGGTGGTCAAGTCGCACCATCTATCGGCACTGGTCGCGGTGTACCACAGGAAGAAGTACCAGTTGGTGCAGCACCGCCAGCAGAAGCGTTGCCCCCAACTGAAGATGCACCGGGCAGGTTCCTGACTGAGAGTGAGATCGGTGACATGCGTACGAAGATGCCGGGTGTCATCAATTCACCGGGATGGGGTCCACAGAAGGTCAACATCCCTGAGTTCGATCCCAACATCCATGTACCGAGAGTGAGGCCGTGATGGCAACAGTGATCAACAAAGACGGACAGGACCAGTTCGGAACAGAAGTGCATGTGTTGAAACCGAATGACGTGTTGAAGTCAAACATCACTGCAAAGACACGTCCCGGTTCACCATCTGCCAACCCGCAGTACGTACCTGTCCCATGATTGACAAACCAGAAATCAGCGTGCGCCTCATCCGTCTCGCAGACGGTACGCTGATCGATCCACAGTCGCGACAACCCGTCAGTTCGTCCCCTCGGCGTGACGAGTTATCCCCCAGCGATAGTGTGATCGAAGACGGCGGTGTAGAGGATCAGGACCTCGGCACCGTCGTCCCCCTTTCTCGCAGGTCACTGTTGGACCTGACACTCAATGCGCAGCAGATGGCTGTGGTCAACAATGTACTCGTGTACACCCTATGGGGTTTGCCCGATGATGAGATTGCCATCCAGTGCAACTGCACGACTGATGATGTCGCGGTTGTTCGCGATCTTGATGAATACGCCAAGATGCGTGACGCGCTCATTGGTGGAGTTAGAGCGACGTATACAGCAACGGCGCATGGAGTCATATCTAAATCAGCCGTTGCGGCAGCAAACGTGGTCGTGTCCGGTCTGCGGTCAAGTTCAAAACGCATGGCATTTGATGCTGCCAGAGACATCCTTGACAGGAGTGGCCACCGCCCCGCTGACCATGCATCCATCTCCATCAATCTTAACAAAGGCACAGACGACCAACTTGTGATCCGTGTTGTGCGTGAAGCTGATCGTCCCAAGATACCGACACTGGACATGACCGCGAATGGCGCGTGAATACATCATCGAAGAGAACTCGGTACACTCCAAGTTCCTCGCATCCCGTGCAACCATTCAGTTGTTCGGTGGTGGGTTCGGTAATGGCAAGACCGCTGCAATGTGTGTCAAGGCCATACGCATCATCAACGAGTACCCCGGTTGCAATGGATTGATCGCACGTGCCACGTTCCCGAAACTGAATGACACGATCCGCAAGGAGTTCAAGAAGTGGTGTCCGACTGCACAGATTGTGTCATTCCCAGAGTCCAAGAACAGCGACAACACAGCCCGGTTCGCGAATGGTTCAACCTGCAACTTCCGGTACATCAGCCAGCAGGGACGCACAGTCGAACAGTCCACATCCAACCAATTGTCAGCGACGTACGACTTCGTAATTGTCGATCAGATCGAGGACCCAGAGATCAGTGAAAAGGACTTCTACGACCTCCTTGGACGTTTGCGCGGGAATGCTGTCTATCGTGGGTACGATCCTACGATGCCGAAGTCCGGCCCACAGTTCCTCATGCTGTCATGCAATCCAAGTGCAGGGTGGGTGTACAAACGGCTTGTGCGCCCGCTCAAACTGTACCAAGAACGCGGTATCGTTACTGATGACCTTCTCTGCGAACGTGACAAGTCACGCAAACCAGTACTCGGACCAGACGGCAAACCCGTACTGATGATCGAATTGTTCGAGGCACCGACACACGCCAACTACCGCAATCTGTCGAAACGCTACATCACCACTCTGGAGTCCACGTACCAAGGTCAAATGTATGACCGGTATCTGATGGGAGAGTGGGCGAGCTATGAAGGGCTGGTGTACCCACAGTGGTCAGACCTACACCATGTCATTCCCCACGGTGATGTACTCAATTACTTGGATGACCTGACACACTACCGCAAATACACACCGAACTGGGTCGAGGGTTATGACTTCGGTATCGCATCTCCTTCATGTTACTTGCTCGCGTTCATCGATCCTGATCAGAAGATGCACATCGTTGATGGGTTCCATCGCAAAGAGTATGACATCAAGGATCAGTGCAAAGAAATCCTCCGCATCCGTGCACACTACGGAGTGCCAGACGACTACATCTACGCAGCCCCATCAGTGTTCCGCAGGTTCCGGTCCACGGCATCGACAGTGGGTAAATCCACACCTGATCTGATGTGGGATCACGGGAAGATACGTCTACGTCGTGGTAACAACGACATCCTGAATGGAATACTGAAGGTGCAATCGTACCTCGGTGTACAACAGGCGTTGATCAACCCGTACAACGGTGACACGTACTCACCATTGATGTTCGTCAGTGACAAACTTGCGTTCATTCCTGATGAGATGGCATCGTACATGTGGAAACGTGACTCACACGACATACCACAAGACGAACCAGTGGATGCAAATGACCATTCATTGGACACGATCAAGTACATGTTGAGTGATGCACCGGATGTCGGTGAAATCATCAACGCAGTAGACGAAATCCCGCCACATTTGCAGTGGCATGCGTACGACAACGCACCGGAAACACGGAAACCGCGGTATGGCTAAGAAACCGTCCAATGTAGATGCGATGATCGCGGAGTCCACTGCACCTGTGGACACGGTTGTTGACGAAGAGACGGGTGTTGATACCGTTTCACGTCCGATCTACAAAAAGTACCCAGAAGCGCGTGTGCCTGTGGCGAAATCCACTGGTACTCTGTGGAAATCACGGTTCGATCAAGCAACTGCGAAGATGAAGTCCGATGGTACACACGATGCGTGGGACGAGTGCGTCGCATACTACAAAAATGACCAGACTAACAAGCGTAACCGTGATGATCCCGACGCACCGTCCCTCGGACCTGAAACCGAACTCACTGGTGGACCGTTTTCACGCACTGAGAACATTGTATTCTCCAATGTGTCATCGATCGTGCCTGCGATTTACGCGAAGAACCCTGATGTATCTGTGTACAGCAATAAAGGGGATGAGCAGCGGAAATTCGCAGTGACTTGTCAGAAGTTGGTGCGCACTCTCATGCAGAAGCGCACACCTCCGGGCATCAACCTGAAACCCAAGGCACGTGTGTCGGTTGTTCGCACTGTTCTGATGAACATGTCGTATGTTGAGGTGGGATACACCAAGAAGGAGATGTCTTCTGATGCTGCGATGCAACAGATTGACGAGATCGCAACCAAACTCGCAAAGGCCAAGAACCAGAAGGAAGTCGTCGAACTGGAAGGTCAATTGCAAGCGTTGGATGAAACTATTGACCTGTTACTCCCTTCAGGTCCGTGGACGCGTGCTATACATCCGAAAGATGTCATACGTGACCCCGACGCAACACTCCCTGATCTCAGTGAAGACAAATGGATCATGGTACGTGATGTCTTGGACACATCATTCATCAATGCTGTCTACCGCACGAAGGACCCAGAAACTGATCAGTACAAATCACTCTACAAACCTACTCACGTACTGAAACGCGAGTCCACTGGTGACGCCACGATGGCAGGTCACGATGATGACATCACCAACTTCAGTCTATTCACGTACGATGATGACCGTCCGTCGTCTTATGGGTACGATGATGTTAGATCGTATAAACGCGCGCAACGAACGTTCGTGTGGAGAGTGTGGGACAAGACCACACGTCGTATACTCATGTACGCGGAGAACGATTGGAGCTGGCCCATTTGGGTCTGGGACGATCCATACGGTCTCGATGATTTCTTCATGCTCTTCCCTTTGGCGTTCCACACTGATCCCGAAGACATGTACGCGAAGGGCGAAGTTTCGTATTACTTGGATCAGCAAGACGAAATCAACCTGATCAACAGTCAGACATCACGCATGCGCTGGCGTGTGTCCAATCAGATCGTTGTCAACAAACGTGCTGTCAATGACGAGAAGTCCATTCAAGCACTGATCAGACCAGTGAAGGGCAGTGAGATTATTGCAATCGACATACCAGAAGGGATGAAGATCGGTGACGTACTGTCCACTCCCCCTGTGCCCTCTACTGAGTACGCACAACTTTTTGACAAACGCAACACACTCGAAGCCATTGATCGTGTGTCGGGCGTGTCCGCAGTACTCCGCAATGTTGAGTTCAAAACCAACACAACCAACCGTGCCATTGACACATATGAGTCAAGTACTCAACAACGCCTTGACGAGAAAATCGATGCAGTTGAGGAACTGATCGGACGTGTCGGTTACGCGGTACTCTGTACTTGTCTACAGTTCATGTCACAAGATGAAGTGGCGAAATTGATCGGGCAGGAAGCTGCTGCGGATTGGCCACCGAATATGTCCGCACGTGAGGCACAAGACTCGTACAGTCTGACAGTGACAGGGGGATCGTCACTGAAGCCCACGTCTAAGACGCGTAAGGCCCAAGCGCGTGAGATTGGACAAGTACTGGGCCAGTTCGGTGCGCAGAACCCACTCGCGTTCTACATCACACTGAAACTGATGGCACGTGCGTACAGTGACGAGTTGGACATTGACCCGAAAGATTGGGGATTGATCACGGGTGCGATTGAACAACAGATCGGTGCCGCACAACAGCAAGTACAGCAGGGTGGGGGTCCGCAGCCACAAGAAGGTGCAGGACCTCCACCGCCGCAGGGTGGGCCACAACCACAGGGTGGACCTCCCCCACAACAGGGAGGTGGTGATCCACGTCAGGCAATACAGATGATGGACCAACTGTTGCAGAAACTTCCTGAAGACATGCGTGTGAAGTTCGGTGCAGCAATTGCGAAGGGTATACCACTGCCAGAGATATTGAATGCATTACAGCAGAAAGCACAGGGTGGAGGCAATGGTGCACCACCCCAACCACCGCAGGGTCAACCCCCGCGCGTACAGTGAGATGACACATGGCTGACGATCCGAAGCGCCCCGTTGACGATGACACTGACGTACCTTCTGGCATTGACGACATCTTGGACGAAGATGCGGACATGTATGAGGACGATGCTGATGACGACGGAACTGATAGTGGGGATGCTGCTGGCAGTGACGATTATAGTGGCAGCGATGGTGACGGCAGTCCTACGCGTCAGGGAGCGGAACCAACGCTTCCGATGGCACTCCCAGAAGGACGTGCTCCCGCCCCCGCCGCATACGACCCCGATAACCCAAAGGGATTTGCAAGAGTTGGATCACTCTTCGCAGACAAAGACGGGAACATTGTTACCAGAGATGGCCGCGTCATGGCAGCACGCGGAGAACCTGCGCGTCACTGGTCCAATCTCTCCAAACAAGCAGCGCAAGCCACGACAGCAGAGAGACGCGCAGAAGCACTCGACCGGCAAATCCAATCGCAGAAGTCGCTCATCGAAGCAGCCAAAGAGTTGAATGATCTGCCCGGTCGCATGGGCATATCGCGAGAAGACTACAACACGGGTGTCCAACTGATTGCACAGTGGAACCGTGACCCATTGACTGTGGCTCGTGACATTGTACAACGCACACTCGCGCGAGGGTTCAATGCATCAGACATCCTGGGAAAGAATGCTGGGGATGCGCTCGAAATGGGTGCGATCAGGCGTCTCATTGACGAGGCAGTCGGTCCACAACGTCAGCGCGATCAAGTCGAACAACTCACGCAGCGGCAACGTACACAAGCGCAAGAGGCATACGACAGTTTCATGTCGAAGTACCCCGATAGTGCGCCCCATGCAGACGCTATTGCTGCGTTGATGAACAACCAAAAACTGAGTGCACCCGAAGCGTACCACGAAGTCAGATACTTTGCGGCACAAAACGGGCTGGATTTCAGTCAACCACTGGGACCACAAGTCGCAGCACGACAGGCACGTGCACAACAGCCTGTTGATGATGCACCCCAAGGCAGAACCTACCGAGCACCGATGGTTGCGGGAAATGGTAGCGGCAACAGAAACAACCTCAACAGCGACACCCAATACGCATCAGCAGATAGCACGTGGGGTGATATCATCAACTCCGTGATGCGCAACTCATGAGGTAACGACAATGCCGTCATCCGTATTGAATACCGTGGTCCATTCCGTGCTGACCAAGAGCCGGAAGAAACTCATCATGGCAGCCATCATGTCCAACGCACTAATGGCGTGGGCATTCAACACCAAGCGTGTCGAGTTTGAAGACGGTGGCAAAGACATCACCAACCCGATCACACTGGGTCGCAACCCCAATGTGACATCGACTGAATACTACAACAACATCCCCATCGCACAGACTGACGAGTTCAACACGCTCCGGTACGGTTGGTCCCGTGTCGTTGGCAGTGTCATCATCTCCGATCAGGAAGAGGATGAGAACCGTGGAGAGGCGATGATCTTCAAACTTCTCAAGGCAAAGATGGACGTACTGGAAGAGTCCATCAAAGAGAAGTTCTCCACGTACCTGTACGGTGCAGGTGTCGGTCTCGATCCGTACGGATTGCAGAACATGATCCCTGACGATCCAACCACTGGACTGATCGGTGGACTTGATCGTGCGTTGGAGCCGCAACTGCGCACTTCATCGTACGACTTCGCAGGTACACTAGACTCCACCAACATCGAAGAGGCGATGGACGATGTACTGCTCGACCTCACAATGGGAAGTGAGAAACCCGACATCATCATCTCTGGTCGCAATTGGATCAGGACGTATCGGGCAGCAGTGCGCGACAAACTGGTCATCAACTTGTCTGATCTCAAGTCTGGCAAGGGGATGGTGGACTTGGGGTTCGGTGGTATTGGACACAACGGCATCCCAATGCTCTATGATGAGATGTGCCCCGTCAACAAGGCATACTTCATCAACAGTAAGTTCCTCCGTCTGCACATCCTCCGTGGTGTCAACATGAAGGTCAAAGACCTTGCAGCACCGTGGACGATGGACGCATCCGGTCAACGCATTCAGTGGCAAGGCAACTGGTGCATGTGGAAGATGTTCCGCACGCATGCTGTTGTCGCAATGTGAGGTGAAAAGTGGCACGTAAACCAGCAGCAGCACCACGTCAATTCTACGCAGCGGTCGCACCGCAACAGAAGGTTCGTCCAGCGTTTACGGTGGAGAAGTTGTCTGGCATGCGACCACACCGCATCCACATGTTCGACAAGGAAACCAACCGCATCAAGTCGAAGGTGATCCAAGAACCGGCAGGGTACATGGTCCGTTTCTACAAAGGCCATTCCATCCGTTGCCGTGACGAGGCGCACCTTCGTCTTATCGGTGCGGACTTGCAACTGATCCCACTGGTCGATGATGAAGGCGAAGTGAAGGGTGTCATGCCCAACATTGAACTGCCTCACGACATCGATGAAGTGGAAGATGATGACATCGAGATCATCGAAAAGGAGTGAACAATGCCCTCTACCACTAACCATCCCACCTACTTCCCTCGTCGCGTCAACTGCCGCGTACCGAACCTTGCGTTCCATTCGGAAGTTGATGTCAGCGGTCTCTCACGCATGGAACTCGGTGTACCCGCAACCGCATCTGCGAACTCAATCATCAGTGCGCAGGACGTGTCGGTTGCAGTCACCAAGGGCGGTGTGTTCACTGCCGCGTATCTCGCCAACCCCGCATCTGTCTTGGGACCGTACGGACGCAATCTCGTGTTCGCATTGTCTGGTGCAGGCACACCGACTGTCACTATCCGTGGCCGCGACTATCTTGGTCAACCGATCAGTGAGGCATATGCAGCTACCGGTGCAACTCCGGTGGTTGGAAAGAAGGCGTTCGCATCCGTGGACAACATCACACTCAGCGCAGTTGTGGCAGCGACCACGATCAGCGTTGGTACTGGTCTACTCCTCGGACTGCCGTTCGCCACCACTGGCATCGACGCAGAACTTGTGGACGATGCAATCCCAACGGCAGGTGCATTGACATACGCAGCAACGACAACCACGCAGACCATCACATCCAATGATCCGCGCGGGATGTACACGCCGAATGCTGCACCTAACAGTGCTCGCAGCTACGTCCTATTGGGTTGGACGCTGCCGGGACAGTTGCATGGAGTGGCTCACTTCTCCTCGTAACTGTTACTGCGGACGGTGGGGGACTTCAGCCTCCTCCCGGTTACCCCACCGTTCTGTACTCAAGTACGGAGTGATCCATGCCCGCACCAGCAAACTTTACGATGGAGGATGTTGTCAACGGAGTGCTGATCCAACTGCGGTTCGCACCCGGTCGTGACGTGCAAATCCATTTGCAGGATGGCATTCGTCAGGATGCATCGATCCTGTACCGCACACTGATGCAGAAATACATCTGGCGCGACTTCATCAGTATGACCCCATTCACAACCAACGCATCGGGTGCACCTGTCCAATCACTGGCTGGTGTACTGACACGGTTCTCTGACATCGCACAGATATTCAGAGCCAACGATGAACAGGAGTTGCCATTCGCACCTGCACTCTCCAACCCAAGTAGGTATCGTGTACCGACCATCATCTCGGTTGGACAGCCACAGATATTCGCCATCTACCCAGTCAACAAACCAGACTCATTCATCTTGTGGTCCCGTGCCACCAACGACGTTGACTTTGAACTGAGTGATCCAGTCCCGTTCTACAAGGATGTACTGGTGCTCGGTACTGCATATCAACTGTGCCTGAAAGCTGGCATCAACATGGAGTTGACACAATCCCTGAAACAACAGTTTGACCAACTGGTGCAGACGTACCGGATCAACGAAATCCCGACGCAGTACAACACACGTCCTGTGGCGCTCGGCAATCCCATGACCGATTGGTATGTAACGGACAGCACTCCATGACAATTAAACTCGTAGAGACAACGATCCGCGACTTCGGTGGTGGATGGGATGTGTCTGACAGTGACAAGTCCCTCGGATCGAAGTATCAGCCCATCAGTGACAACGTGATCCGTGAGACAGACGGGTCATTCTCCATTCGACCGGGATACAAGCTGTTCGCAGACCTGAAACAAGGGACTGAGACAGTCGTTGCACCGGCCGCATACACTGTCAACAGCACCATCAGCACGGGTGTGTTGAAGATTACCAAGACTGCACACGGGTACAGCAGTGGGAACCATGTCACAATTACGTCATGGTCTGCCACAATTGCGGGGATCACTTCTGCGGATATACTTGGTACACACGGGATCAAGGTCGTTGACGCCAACAACTTCTCCATCTACGTGCGCAAGGCCGCGACCTCTACAACATCCGCGTCGATCACCATTGGATGGACTGTGGACACTCACATGATGGGTGGCACTGACATCTATGGTCGGTACTTCAAAGACCACATCGTAGTGTTCACCAACATCGGTGAGGTCTATGCAGTTGACGGTGCTGGTACTCCAACCGTGGTGTGGAATTTCAACGTCGCGAACAGTGCAGTACCGTCTGTCGAACCGTGGGGTCCATGCCAACGCATCTCCGCTGAGATTGTGCGTGGTCGTCTGATCGCAGTGAACGGTGCAACCAATGACAAACCGTTGGAGATTACTGCCAATCTGGCTGGTGTCGTATCCGCGTACTACCTACTCAACGATGCTGCCCCACCATCCAACTCAACCATCCCACGCGCAGACTTCATCATTGCTGCGGATCGGTACGTCCTACTGATATCCACAGAGTACGGTCCTACGAAGGTGGACATCAGCGCGAAGGATACGTACTTCACATTCTCCCGTGACCCTGCACCTGATGATGCAGTTGAGATTGACCTTGGCATGGTCACGCAGTCTGTTGAGACCACCATCCTCGGTGCGAACACAATCCGATCGAAGGTGTTCATCGCATTCCATGACAGGTCGCAACTGGGTGAGTTGGGTATATACACCACAGCCACAGTGCCAGTGCACGAACCTGACTTCAAAGACAACGTGGCCATGTTGGGATCGTATGCACACCACAGCATCATCTCACTGGGCAATGATCTGTTCTGCGCTGCCATCAACGGCATCAATTCACTGGAAATCAGCAAGCAGTCGGGTGAGTACACACCAACAACGATCAGTGATCTGATCCACCCTGTGATGCTGCGCCACATGGGACGGTTGACGGAGGCAGACAGACGGTATCGCACATTCGCAGTGTGGGACAGCAACGCACGCGCGTACATGCTGTTCATGCCCAAGTACAGTGACATCACATTCGATCTGCCAGACGATCCAATGATTGCATCCTCCATCTTGCAGCAGAACAGTCTGATGTACATGATGATGCCGTCGCACTCATTGGACGCTGGTGACTACGTGACGATCAGTGGCATCACCAACTCACCGGACACACTGATTTCCGCAGCCGGGATCAACGGTACACGCCGCATCCGTGCAGTCGTGGATGACAACACACTGGTCGTTGAAGTCGCACCATACCCTGCTGGATTGAACTACGCATTCGGTGGTCTCAATGGTGCGATCAAACCAGTCAACGATGAGACACCGTGTTATGTATATGAGTACAACAGTCGGATGAAGATACGCAGGTGGACACGGTTCCGCGGATTGGACTTCGACTGGGGTACAGTGTCACAACTGTCCAATCTGTACTTCGGCAAGAACGGTCGCATCTACAGGTGGGGCAATGCATCCAACAAGTTCCCTGCTGACAAACTGGGTGACTACACCAAACGTGTGTGGGCTGTCAGTACCGCGTACGCAGTTGGGGATCGTGTTCTGGACAGCACATACAAGCAGGTGTTCATCGTACTGGTGAACCATGTCACGCCATCCAGTGGTACGTTCAAACAGGCACGCGATCTCAATCCATCATGGTACACGGAGTTCACTGGCATCCCCATCAACTGGGAGTTGGAGTCATCGTGGACAGACTTCAAGGAACGCAAGGTCAACAAACAGATTGAGATTGTGTCATTCGACACCAGTGGCAGCAGCGAGTTCGAGTTCAGCATCTACACCAACAGCATCCGCACAGACTTCGAGACGTTTGCGCTGATCCCAAACCGCACGACAGTGTTCATTGGTGAAGAGGGTCCCGGTTACGGTGCAGGTACACAGCCGTATGGTGGCGGACGCAACACACGTCAGGAGTGGCTGCGTGGGATGCCAGTGTACGGGAAGATGTTCCGTCTCCGGTTCGCAGGATCATCGATCAAACCACTGACAGTATCCGCTGCAACGATGTACTATCACAAGATGCCGGGGGCGTTGACATGACAGGTGCAGTCTACGCACGGACACCGAACCTTGGTCTGGGGTTGATTGAGTTCAACTTCCCCAATTGGGCAGACGATGCCAATGACAACACGAAGATACTGGATGCAGGGTTCTCTGCAATCGGCATCTCTGTCAAGGGTGCCTGGACCAACAGCACGCCGTACAACATTGGTGATCTAGTCGTTGACACTGACACCAACTCACTGTGGCGTGCGAACGTCGATCACATCTCCGCACCGTACAATTCGTTCGAGGATGATCGTCTCGCCAATCCACTGTACTGGACTGATGCATCACTGGCAATCCATGCACGTGGGCTGTACACGAGTGCAACCACGTACTACCCGAACGATGTCATGTACCGTGATGTCAGCCAATACACGTGGGCAATGGCAACGCGACAGTTCGTCTCCACGACTTGGGACAACGATCTTGCAGAGAACAACATCGTCATCATCTTCGACGCATCACAGGCAGCTACAGACAGCGCCAACTCAGCCATTGCAGCGGCAGGGTCAGCAACCAACGCAGCCAACAGTGCATCAGCCGCGAACACGTCAGCGTCCAACGCCAGTAACTCAGCAGTCGCAGCCGGTAACAGTGCGTCCGCAGCAGCATCCAGTGCAACGTCAGCCAGCATATCAGCGAGCAGTGCAGCAACGTCAGCCAACTCCGCAGCAGCATCACTCGCAGCCATGTTGCCGGATGCACCGCACGACAACAAGTACTACGGTCGATACAATGAGAGTTGGCAACTGGTTCTCGCAGAGGCACCAACAGATGGCATCGTGTACTCCCGCAAGTCCGGTAATTGGGTCCCCTCCACTGGTGCGATGCTGGTTGCCGACGCAGCCCCCTCCCCTCCACTGGCCAACGGAACTCTGTGGTTCGAGTCTGATACCGGCAACACGTTCATGTGGTATCAGGACAGTGACAGTTCCCAGTGGATACACATCAGTGGTTTCACCGCACTCGTTCCCGGTGGTGGTGGTGGGATCAGCGAAGCACCAACAGATGGGTTGATCTATGCACGACGCAACAACGCGTGGTTACAAATCGGTGCATCTGGTGGTGTACCCGAAGCCCCATTGGACGGGAAACAGTACGTACGACAGAATGGTGCATGGGTGGAAGTCAACGTGCCAGTGTTGCCGCCGATGCCATTCTCATTCGATCCAGCCAACGGTGATGCGATCCTCAAGTTCGGCAGTTCCACTGTTGTACGTATCAAGGCATCAGGACTGATCCTGACCAAAGATGATGTTGAGGTGTTCAGCGTGTCGGTATGACCATTGCTGCATCTGGCCCACTCCGCACAGGCGCGATCCGCACAGAATATGGCGGCACGACACCTATGCGTTTGGGTAACTACAGACGCGGACACGCCACTGGTTGGGTCAAAACGAAGGCAGCAAACAACGTATCAGTGAACCTGTCACAGAACGTTGGCATCACTGTCATGCGAATGGGTCAGTTCTATGGGCAAGCCAAGGGATATCAGTACACGAATACAACAGACCGCATCTCACAGTACCCATCCCCGAATGTCCCTCACTACCACTGTCATGTGGAGTTCGGAGATGACTGGGAAGGCAATACTTGGCCATGTTTCTATATCAATAACGCAGCGATGGTATCTGCCACGACATCATACTATGCATTAGTGATCTATGGACGCACAACTGGTCCATTCACGTTCACCAACAACAACGAGATACAAGCTGCGGGTGGCGCACCCAACAGTGGTGCTGGTCAACATGCGGTGTACATCTACCACACTGTTGCAGGTGCATTCAGACCCATCTTCATCAACAACTACGCAGTGCGTGGTGGTGGTGGTGCAGGAGGTGTAGGAGGTGGGGGTGGTACAGGTGGTCAGGGATACTACCAAGTCCTGAACCAAGAGGGTCCGGCATTCGCACGCAACAGCACTGCATGGAACACAGCCACAGGTGGCACCACTGACATCTGGTGGGCTGGTGCAAGACTTCTCAACACTGTCAATCTCGGAGGCGCTACCAGTTGGGCATCCGGTGGCTACACCTACTATCGCAGTACGTATGTCGGGATGAACTTCAAGATACAGGAATACTACATCTATCGGCAGTGGTACTCCAACGTTGTCACAGGTGGTGGTGGTGGAGGTGCGGGTGGTAACGGTGGACGTGGCATTGGCTGGAACTCACCGAACCAAGGTGGCGCTGGCGGTGCACCCGGTGCTGCTGGCGGTACGAATGCTGGTGCTGGCGGTACTGGTGGCACAGGTGGCACAGGTGGATCATGGGGCGCACCGGGAGCAACAGGTGGTACAGGCGCAGGTGGTGGTTACGGCAACTACAGTGGTTGGGGTTCCGCTGGTGGAGGTGGCGGCGGTGGTGGCGCTGGTGGATACAGTATCTACGCTGATGGTCCGTGGGGTCTCATCAACAACAACACATTGAATGGTCCGTACGGTGGTGGAGTTGCACCGACATGAGTTTCAATTTCCCAAATAGCCCAATCGAGGGACAAGAGTTCATCGCCATCCCCGGTGGAGTCACGTACGTATTCCACGATGGCAAATGGCAACTCAAACAACTGGATGCACCCGCTGATGGTTCTATCTATGGTCGTAAAAACAATGCATGGACTGTCATTG